CAGCTTAGTCCCATCTGCCAGAATATTTCCAAAATTTTCAACTTATTGATTTCAAACAAAAAAGGACGCCCCCATCTCTGAGGACGCCCTAGTAGGAGATCAAAACACGCATGCGTGCCTAAAAATTATACTAAAAAATTTCACCCACCGACTTGACAAGACGAACCGCAATCATCTACAATAAACCCATCCCCTTAACCGCAAGAAAGCACAACATGTCAAACCCCGACCTAAAAGGCACAACTGACGGCGCGGCTCGTACCAACGAGAAAAAGAAAGCTGTCCATCGCAGCGAACGGCGCGTAAGCCCGCCCCAGGAAAAATACCTCAACGGCATCATTCAAGGCCTCTCGCCCACCAACGCCTACCGCGCCGCCTACCCTACCTGCAAGAAAGACTCAGCGAAGAACAATGCCTACCGCTCACTCAAACTTCCCTACATGAAGAAGCGCCTCGCGCAACTTCGCGTCGAAGCCGGAAAGCGCAACGAAGTAACTATAAACGAAGTCATCTACAACCTACGCCGCGCCCGCGATGAAGCCTTCGCGGAAGGACGCCTCGGAGAAGCTATTCGCGCTACCGAACTCCTGGGTAAATACCTCTGCATGTTCAACCAAACAATCGACATGAATCTATCCCAGCGCAACCCTTTCATTCCCACAGTGGGCGATGGGCGCAATACCTCAATCGCGCGCCTCAAAATGCTGGGCGGCAACGGCTACAATCCAATGCCTCTCCCCGCCGTCGAGTCCGACCCGTCCGACCTCCCCTTCAATCCCGACAGAAAGGTCGGCGTTTCATTCGAGAAAAAATTCGACCCCCACCATCCCGACGAATCCGAGTAGGAGATCAAAATGTCAATGAATCCGTCAATCGAACCCCTCTACCAACTTCCCGCCGAAGAATGGATCGCTGCTCACGGCCAAGCCGCCTTCGAAGCTCTCCCCTCCGAGCGCCTAATCGAATGGGCGGGCAGCACCTACGTAACACCCCGCGAAGACGATGTGACCGCTAACATTGCATGGAAAAAAACGCCTTAAACGAAAACGGCCCCGCAACCCTTTCAGAGCTACGAGGCCATTCCATCCACCTGTAAGGGTGGCCTTCCCCAAGACAGAGTGTAACATGTCCGAACTGCCATACGCAACCGGCCTGGAAAATAAATCTTACGGCGACGAACTCGCGGAGATAACTCGCCGCGCCCTATTAGCCGCGCGCGAAGACCTTCTAGCTTACTGCTGCCTGATGAATCCCAACTTCATCGTTGCTCCCCACCACCGCCTCATGGCCGACAAACTTATGGCCCTGGTCCGGGGCGATATTAAGCGCCTCATGGTCTTCCTCTCACCCCGCTCAACTAAATCGTTCATGGGATCGGTCTATCTCCCGTCATGGGCACTCGGCATCAATCCGGCATGGCACCTCATGTCCGTCTGCTACCAGTCCGATCTCTCCAAAGACTTCTCCCGCGAAGTTCGTAATCTAGTCTCGTCCGAAGAATATCAAATGGTGTTCCCAAATGTCTCACTCAGAGCCGACTCCCGCGCTGCCGGTAGGTGGCACACAAGTCAAGATGGAATTTTCAACGCCGCCTCAATCATTGGTGGTATCGCGGGTAAGGGCGCAAACCTCGCGATCATCGATGACCCTCTTTCGGAACAGGACGCCTACTCTAAAGCATCTCGTGATCATGTTATCCGGTGGTACCCTGGCGGTCTTCGGACCCGTTTACAGCCTCGTGGAAGAGTATTGGTCATCCAGACTCGCTGGCACGAAGAAGATCTCTCAGGCTACCTACTTAATATGCAGAAGGAGCCCGGAACAGATAAATGGGAAACCGTCAACATCCCCGCGATCTTGGATGAGGAATCCGCGATCCTTCTCCGAGAAGCTCAAGACCGCCTTATTACTCAAGGATTCCTGCCAAAGAATGCACCTCCCATAGAGGTGGGCGGCTCGTACTGGCCGGTTCTCCCTGAAAACGTTGAAGCCGACGTGGGTCTTCGCGGCTGGTTCCTAGACGAACTCCATAGCGCCCGCGATAACATGCCGCCCTACCAGTGGTCAGCGCTTTATATGCAGAATCCCGTTCCCGAGGAGGGCGGAATTCTCAAGCGCGATTGGTGGCAGGAGTGGAAAGAAGATAGACCACCCCCATGCGATTACATCTTACAGTCGTGGGATACAGCTTTCAGTACCAAAAACACGAGCGATTATTCAGCCATTACAACTTGGGGTATATTCCGCGACAAGAAGGACATTCCAAATATGATACTACTCGGTGGTCAGCGCGGTCGCTGGGAGTATCCCGAACTCCGCATGAAGTCAATGGAACTGTACAATTTTCACGAACCGGATTCAGTTATCATAGAAAAGGCGGCTTCAGGACAGTCTCTCATACAGGATCTTTCCGAAGCTGGTCTGCCGATTATTCCCTACACGCCCGACAAAGATAAAGTTTCGCGCGCCCATGCTTGCACTCCACTTCTATCTAGTGGTAGAATTTGGATACCGAGAAATAAGAATTGGGCTGGCGAAGTCGTGAATGAATGCGCGAACTTTCCAAACGCCGCCAATGATGACTACACCGATACAGTCACTCAAGCAATTCTTTGGCTGAAGGGCGGACGCTGGGTTCGTCATCCCGACGATTGGGAAGAGCCTGACTACCGACCTAAACGTAAGAATCGGAACTTCTACTGATGCCTATTGAAAAACAAATTTATCCGAACACGGACGAGAACTTAGAAGAGACTATTGACGAGTTAACCTTTGATCTTGCTGACGACGGTATCTCAATCGAAAACGACGACGACATAGAGATTGAGGCTACCGAGGAGGGGGGAGCAAACGTGTTCTTCGGGGGAATTCCCGAGGAGCAACCTGAAGAGTCTTTCGATTCGAATCTAGCTGAGTTCATAGACGAAACCACACTTGGTAAGATTGGCTCCGAAATTCTGTCGGACGTTGAGGCAGATGAAGAGTCGCGCAAGGAATGGGATGATATTCTCGCTGAACACATCACTCTCTTGGGCCTTAAACACGAGGTACTACAAGAGCCATTTCCGGGCGCGTCAACCGTTACTCATCCGATCTTGATGGAATCGATTGTCAAATTCCACGCTAAAGCATATGATGAGTTGCTCCCCCCTAAAGGTCCAGTCAAGACGCAAGTTGTAGGGCAGAAAACCCCGGAGAAGGAAGCACAGGCTAGGCGCGTCAAGAATTTCATGAACTACCAGATCATGCACGAGATGACTGAGTACGTTCCCGAGATGGACAGTCTCATTTTCCGCGTGGGTCTGATGGGTTCCGCTTTCAAGAAAACCTACTTCGACTCCGCGCTCAACCGACCCCGCTCCATTCTCGTCAAGGCCGAAGACTTCATCATCGATTACTATGCTTCGGATCTCGAAACCTCAGAGCGCTATGCCCACAAGATCAAGATCTCAGGCAACGATGTAGTCAAGTACATAAACTCAGGACTCTATCGACAAACCGATTTAGGTGATGCAACTCCCGATGATCTCGAAACAGAAGTTGAAGACGAACTTAGACAGATTGAAGGCCGCGACCGCCCACAGGGAGTGGAGGGTGTCCACACATTCTATGAGGTTCATCTTAACTTTGATCTCCCTGGTTATGGGGATGAATCAGGTCTTGCGCTTCCATACACTATCACGGTTGATAAGGAGACTAGCAAGGTTCTTTCGATTTACCGGAACTGGAGCGAAGATGATCAACTCAAGCAAAAGAAGGTGGTATTCACCCATTACAAATTTATTCCTGGGCTTGGTTTTTACGGTTACGGCTATCTTCATCTTATTGGTGGGCTCGCCCGTGCTGCTACTTCTAGCCTTCGCCAGCTTTCTGACGCTGGTACTTTTGCTAACCTTCCTGCGGGCTTTAAGGCTCATGGGCTCCGCGTATCAGGTGACGCAGAACCAATCATGCCGGGAGAATGGCGAGAAGTCAACGCTGCTGGATTGGATATTTCGAAAGCGCTAGTCCCTCTCCCATTCAAGGAACCATCTCCAACCCTGATGAACCTCCTACAGTTCGTAGTTGAGGCGGCGCAGAAGTTCGCGGACGCAACCGAACAGGTCGTAGCCGATTCAACTAATTATGGGCCGGTCGGAACTACGATGGCGCTCCTAGAGGCGAGCGGTAAGCTATTTACCGCTATCCATAAGCGCCTTCACTTCGCGCAGATGCACGACCTCAAGCTCCTGGCTGGCGTGAACTTCGAATATCTTCCGCAGGACCAAGCCTATCCTTACGAAGCTGTAGAGAACACTTACGAAGTCTTCAAGAACGATTTCGACGGGCGCGTAGATATCATTCCGGTTTCCGATCCCAACATGCCGTCCCGCTCCCACCGCCTCGCAAAAGCGCAGACGATGCTCCAAACAGCGATGGGTGATCCGCAAGGTCACGACATGCGCGAAGTGTACACTGAAATGTACACCGCTCTCGATTACGAAAATCCAGAGCAATTCCTAGTTAAAATCCCGCCGCCACCGGAGCCGCAAGATCCTATCACGGAAAATATGTCGGCTATGACCGGCAAGCCAATCGCCACGGCAGAATGGGAAGAGCATGAAGCCCACCTGACAATCCACATGAATTTCCTGCAAGATCCACAGTACCAGGGCAATCCAATGTTGCAGCAAATCATAATGGTGCACATCCAAGAACACTTGGCTCATAAGTACAGACTTGACATGCAACAGGTGATGGGAGTACAATTACCTCCATTGGGCCAGCAACTTCCGCCAGAAGTTCAGAGCCAAATTGCTCTCAAGGCCGAAGAAGCTTCCAGCAAGCTGCTTGAGAAAGACAGTCTAGAGGCACAACAGGAAGAACTCCAGCAAATGGCTGAAGACCCCGCTATCCAACTTCAGAAAGAACAGATTCGGGTGCAGGAAAAGGAAATTGATTTGAAGCACGCGACCGACCAGCGCAAACTAGATATTGAACAGGTCAAGGTTGAGGTTGACGATCAGAATAGGGACGAAGATCGCGAAGCTCGTGAAGAGGTCGCAAAGATTCAACTCAGAGGAAGGAATAAGTCTAATGGCAAACCACTTATGTGATATAATGGAGGAATCCATGAAACCAGGTGGAAGTAAAAATCCTATAGGCGCCCTACTAGGGGCTATAGGTAAACCTGTGGGGAAGAAGAAACCCGGCTCTAAGACTAAGACTAATAGGAAGGGGAATCCCCGTCGACCGTAGGAGGTCAAGATGGCGTTACCAGATCAAATGTTCGAGGTATTCCTATCTCGGATAAATAAAGCTATCAAGGATGAGCAACACGGTGTCGTGGAGCGTATGGCTCTAGGCAGTCAAGTTGAAGACTACGCGACATACCAATTCCTTGTTGGTAACTACAGAGCATACGACTACACGTTAGACATAATCGAAGGGGCTCTCAAACGTATGCAGGAGCCTGAGTTCGAAGGAGATCAAGATGCCTAGAAAGAAAGATTACCTCAAGGAATTCAACATTCAGATTCCTGGGGATTACCCTAGTCCTGCCGGGTATCGTGTCCTCGTTGCTCCATACGGCGGACCCGACAAAGTTGGCAGCGTCTTCCTTGCGGAAACCACTAAAGAAGTCAATAAGTATGCGGCACTCGTAGCCTATGTAGTAGAGGTAGGTACGGGAGCGTACAAGCACGACAAGTTCGAAGGTATTCCTTGGTGCAAGGAGGGTGACTGGGTAATGATCGGCAAAAATGCTGGTATGCGCTTCGTCGTGGACGGTGTAGATTTTCGTATGCTCAACGATGATGACATTGTTGGAACCGTTGACAAACCTGACAAAATTCGCAGATTCGCGGTCTAAAGCCTGTAAAATTCGCAAGAGATTCAGGCTATAACCTGAAAATTCGCAAATACGACTTGACAAGCCAATACCAGTTATGTTAGAGTTGACGAAACGCGTAAGCGTAGGACTCGCGCCCTATGGAGGAAAATATGGCGAATACAGATGTGGCCCTTGACGCCGAGGTAGAACCAGTAACGTTTACCCTTGACGAATTGGAAGCGGAAGTTCAGCAAGAAGGACAGAAGCCTACTCAGATCAAGGAAGAAGTAACCGAACTTGCCTCGCCCGAATTGAAGGGGGAGCAAGAAGAGGTCAAAGTAGAAGAACAGGTTGAAGAATCAGAAGAAGACGATTCGCAGGAACAGTTTGGTAACCGCGCCCAGAAGCGCATACGAAGATTAGTTAGTGACAGAAAAGGGCTAGTAGAAGAAAACTCTCGACTGGCCAACGAACTGGGGGAAGCAAGAGCTAGGTTAAGCAACGAGGCTACACGGGTACAAACTTCAGAAGAACACGCGGTTCTCCAACACGAAGCGCGATTAACAGAAACCGAGAGTAGACTACGTTCGCAATGGCAAGAAGCTCACAATGAAGGCAACTCCGATTCTCTTTGGGACATCCAGAAGGGCTTGGCGCAAGTAGAAGCTGAAAGGCTTCGTTTAGAGGAATACAAAGTCTCGCGCCCACAACCCACTCAGTCCCAAGAGCAACGGGAACAACCTCAAGGGCAACCCCCGCAACAACGGCAACAGGAACCGGACGCACAGTCGCTAAGGTGGTTTGAACAGAACCATACATGGTTTCAGCAAGATCCAGAAATGACGAGCGAAGCACTCGAAATTCACAGGGATCTAGTTAACGAAGGTTACAACCCGCTCGACGCCGCCGAAGATGACAAGTCGTTTAACAATTATTACAGGGAGCTTAACAGCCGTTTGAAACGAACGTACCCTGTTAAGTTCCAAACACAAGCTCAACAGAGGGTTGCCGGTCCAACGCGTTCGACCAACAACAAGAAGCAAATTACCCTATCTCCGTCAGAAATTACTACGGCGCAGAATTTAGGGGTTCCTCTGAAAGAATACGCTCTACAGAAGCGAAAGTTACTGATAGAACGCGGTGAACTCTAACGTCACGGAGAACCAGATGACGTATCCAAGTCGCGACGATGAAGGCCGTTCAACGCGAGAACGGAAGAAAACGTGGAGTCCTCCAGGCGCTCTAGACACCCCTCTCGCCCCAGATGGCGTAAAATATAGGTGGGTGCGTAAGAACGTTCGGAGCGAGGACGATACTATGAACGTACTTAAACGGGCTCGTGAAGGTTACGAACCGGTTTTAGCAGAACGTCACCCGGAGTTTGAGAGTTTGTCACTCGATAACGGCTCTCGGTTTGATGGTACCATCCAGTCTGGCGATCTCATCCTCATGGAAGTTGATGAAGATATCGCAAATCAGCGGGATGACTACTTCCAACAGAAGACCGAACTCCTACAACGATCTGTTGACCACGAGTTAGATGGGCAGGTAAGATCCGAAGGGTCTAAATACACGTCCGTCGTCCGTGAACAGGGTTCCGAAGTCGAGTTCGGTAACTCTACCAAAGAGGTAATATTCCAAGAGGACTAAACAATGGCAAACACTGATGCACCATTTGGTTTGCGTCCCGTTCGCCACCTAACCGGTGGACTCATCCGCTCACAGGAATACACGATGGCTACGGGCATCGATTCTGTGGGACAGGGTGATGCTGTTCGTCTAGTCTCTGGTAAGGTCATTCTTTCTACTACCGGAACTCGCCCGTTGGGGTCATTTAATGGCTTCCGTGCGATTAAGAGTAGTGGAGAGGTTGTGTATGATCAGTATTACGCTAGTGGCTCTATCTCTGCTGCTAAGGAACTGACCGCTTTTGTCTATGACGACCCATACATCGTTTACGAAGTACAGGTTGATGATGACACTACTCCGCTAGCCACAACTGGCATTGCGGTTGGTCAGAACCTTGATCTGTTGGCCCACGCTGCGGCTGACGCAAACACCAAACAGTCTAAGGCACAGCTTGACGCTACGTCTTTGACTACCGGTGCTGCTCAGTTCCGTGTTCATAAGCTTAGCACCAAGCCTAATAATGCTTGGGGCGGCAATGAAATCGTGGAAGTCACAATCAACGAGCATCAGGTCTTGAGTACTGGTATCACTGGTAACAACACAGGCTAAGCAAGAGGATTATGACAAATGGCTATTAACAGAGCGCAAATCCTCAAGGAATTGGAACCCGGCCTTAATGCTATTTTCGGCCAGGAGTACAGCCGTTATCAAGACGAGTATAAGTTACTCTTCGACGGTGATACTTCTGTTCGTGCGTTTGAGGAAGAGGTACTCTTTCCCGGCTTCGGCGCGGCTCCAGTAAAGCCTGAAGGTGGTTCAATCACCTTCGACTCAACTGGCGAAGCGTGGGTAGCGCGTTACCACCACGAGACAATTGCTCTCGGGTTCGCGCTTACCGAAGAAGCTATGGAGGACAACCTTTACGAACCTCTAGCGAAACGGCTTTCTAAGGCTTTGGGACGCTCAATGCTCCATACCATGGAAGTTAAGGGCTCGAACGTGTACAACAACGCGTTTAACTCTTCTTACACTGGTGGTGATGGCGTTTCACTCCTACATACCGCTCATCCTCTCAAGAATGGTGGCACACTGGGAAATAAGCCTACCACTGATGCTGACTTGTCAGAAACGGCTCTTGAAGATGCGCTCATTGCCATTGCTGGCTTTACTGACGACCGTGGAATTCCGATTGCGCCTATCGCGCGTTCGCTTCACATTCCTCGTCAACTAGCCTTCGTGGCTGATCGCATTCTCATGTCGCCGCATCGTGTGGGTACGGCTGATAACGACATAAGTGCTATGCACCATATGGGTATGTTCCCTGAAGGATACCACGTCAACCATCGTTTCACCGATACCGACGCTTGGTTCATTCGTACGGACTGCCCTGACGGTTTGAAGCATTTCAAGCGTGTCAAGCTTTCTACGAAGATGGAAGGTGATTTCGAAACTGGTAACGTGCGCTACAAGGCGCGTGAGCGTTACAGCTTCGGTTGGAGTGACTGGCGGTCACTATACGGGTCATCTGGCGCGTAAACCAATTCCAACGAGAAATGGACAGGGGGAGGCTAGCGATTGGGCGGCTTCCCCCTTTCTTTTATGTTATAATACAGAATGCAATATGAGATTAGGCATATCAGCGATGATCTCGGCGGGACTGGACTAATCGACTTCAACGTCCGCGCCATTGACTATCGACAATATCCATAGGACTTGATTCTCAAAGGAAAGTGTGGTAAATTAGTAAATGAACTATCGGCTTTAAAGCCGTTGTTAACTCAACGATAGGAAAACCATTATGGCAACCGGCAGACACACAATTACCCACGCGAAGAATATCTTCCACGGGAATGCGCAACATTATGGCGTAGAGGGCGGAAAGCGCGGAATTAGGGGCAATCTCCTTTATTACGCCACTTTCGGCGCTCCAGCCGCTATTGACGACGACGGCCTAGTAACGAAGCAAGCGTTCAGTTCTGACGCTTCCGCTACATACGGCTGGGCAACTACAGTTACAGGCGCGGGCCTTTCAGGAGGCATCAAGACCTTCGACATTCCGCGTAACGTAACGATCACGACATCCGATTCCGCCGCGCTATCCACCTTCATCATTAAGGGCACCGACCTATATGGCGTGACTATGATGGAGCGTATGGCCGCGCGCGCTTCGGACGCAACGACTTCAGGCAAGAAAGCCTTCAAGACGATTACGCACCTCGAATCTGGCGGAGCCGGAACAACGGGCGTATTCTACGCTGGCTTCGGCAACCGTTTTGGACTGCCGCATCGCCTAACAGACCGCCGCCACGTCGTATCAGCCTTTGTTGGCGATAGCTTTGCGAGCGTCTGGGCAGCTTCTGACTGCGTTACACCAACCTATACCGTAACGGAAACCCACAGCGCGACAACCGCTGCTACCGGTCCACTCGGTTTACCGGCTGATACGCGCGGAACTTGGAAGCCGAGTGTAGTGCCTGATGCTTCCGTAACTTACGCTCTCTGGTACAAGGTCAGCGACCCTGACACAAGAAAGAGTGCTTACGGCATCGACCAAGCTGCGACATAATAAAAAGCTGGGGAACATCGCTTGCTCCCCTTAAACAATTAGGAGATCAAAATGAGGGAAATTGATAAGCCGATTTGTGACCGGCGCTTAGCGCTCATAGCCATGGGTAACTCCAATAGGGACTACCTGAATACAAACTATGACAAGGACCGGGCCACAAACGTAGCGGACGAGATTTGGGCCATTAATTCAACCGCCTTCGTACTCAAGTGCGATATGGCTGTCATGATGGACGATATGCAAGAGTTGGAGGATCGTAGACCCGAATACGCGGAGCGGATCAAGGCAGAACTTTCCGACACGCCGATCCTGACTTCGCGCGCATACGAGGATTACCCGTCAATAGTCCAGTACCCTCTGGATAAGGTAATCTCCAAATACCAGTTCCGCTATCTGAACGGCTCAGTCGCCTACGGCTTGGCTTACGCGTTGTACATGGGCTACAAGAAAATCATCCTGTATGGGTGTGACTATATGTACGATCACAAGCCGGGGGTTTACGAGCGAGGTCGAGGATGCGTCGAATTTTGGATTGCAGTAGGTTCCATCCTAGAAGAGGCTGAAATCTCTGTAGCATCAAGCAGTACGTTGATGGATTCCAATGGAGCTAGCTACTATGGTTACCGCGAGCAACCCATGTTCGATGTTGGTAAGAATGAAGATGGTTCTCTGAAGCTCAAGTTTACGGGGTGGAAACCAGCACCTGAGCCGGAGCCTGAAGAATCTCCAGAGGACGGCAAGGGAATCCCCGTAGAGGATGCCCGCGAAAAGGATAAGAAAGATGTCAAGAAGTAGTGACTTAAAAACGATGAGTCGCGTGTATGCGGCAACGGACGACACTTTTCTAAGTACAAACAAGACTTACGGAGCTACAGCCTCAACACTTGAACTTGCTACAGATTCTGGAACGGCAACATTTCAGGCAACAGATGGCTTCAATGGATTAGGGCTGAATGTAACCCTTACGGCAGCTTCCGTACAACTTACTTCTCAAACGTTTGTTCTTTCTGGTGTTCGTTTTGATGGTGTAACAGATACTGAGAACGTTACTGGTCCAGCCGCAAATACCATGGTCGAAGGCGTAAAAGCTTGGCGATCTATATCTGGTATTACAGCAACTCGCGGACCTACGGGAGGTATTTCGGTAGGCATTGGCAAAACGATGCAAACTGGACCGTCCCGAGTAAAGGCTTATCGAGTTAACTTTACAACGAACGATGGTGAAGTATCCCTATACGACGGAAATGCCACAGGTAATGGTACGAAAATTGTTACCCTTGATACAGCAACAGGGGGTGGACCTTCCATTGACTCAGAACATCTACCGGGAAACGGTTTGCGCTTTGAGAATAGTGTTCGTGTAACCTTTACGACCGGCGTAAAGTCAGTCAACCTCTTTCATGCGTAATCACCATGGAAAGTTTGCTAATTACTACTGTTTCAGCCGCGCCGGTAGCTTTTATTCTTGGACTCGGAATCTGGGTATGGAATATCTACTCTCAGGTAAAAGGACAGGGGAAAGAGTTAGAAAAGTTTAAGGAAGAGGTGTACAAGGGGTATGTCTCTTTCCAAGCTCTGCGCGATTTGAAGGATAGATTGGATCGGATCGAAAAGTTACTGCTTTCGCGACATGACTAGGGGAATTGAATGGCTTCCAGCGGAACATACGCGTTCAACCTTGACGTTGGCGAAATCATCGAAGAGGCTTTCGAACGTACCGGTCTAGAAGATTACACGGGCTACGATTACCGTACCGCGCGTCGCTCTCTCAACTTATTGCTGACGGAGTGGATCAATCGCGGTCTGAACTTGTGGACCCTCGACCTAGCTACTCAAGCCCTTTCGACGGGCACTTCAAGCTACACCCTCTCCACTGAAACCCTAGACGTTCTTGATGCTGTTATCCGCGATGGTGGCGACAGCACGGACACTATTGCCGAGCGCATAGGCATTCAAGAATATCTTAAGGGCCGCAGCGATAAAACCACGGCGGGAAAGCCAACCCAATTCGCTGTCGAGCGAAACTCAAACGGCGGTCACACCCTTTACGTCTATCCTGTTCCCGACGATAGCACTGATACCTTCCTCTACTGGCGCATCCGGTACATGGAAGACGTATCGGCTACGGGTGGCAACCAGAACGTTGAAGTGCCAAAGCGCTTCCTCGAATCACTCGTTGCGGGTCTATCCTACCAAATCGCCCTCAAGAAGTTGAAGACCGACCAAGAGGGCATGGCGCGCATCTCTCTTCTGAAAGCCGATTATGAAGCGTGCCTACAACGCGCAAAAGACGAGGATCGCGAGCGCGCGTCATTCTTCGTCACGCCATACGTAGGACGCATCTAATGGCAAATGGAATTCTTGAACTGCTAAGGCAACTTCAGCAAATGGAACAGGGATATTATGTGGTTCCAGGGGGTGGGCCTGATACTGAAGTCAGATTTAACGAAGCTAGCCCAGGAGCAATGGTTAGTCCAGAAGCTATGGAAGCAGACAGAGCCAGATTAGGGGCAGAAGAGCAACAGCGAAACCAAGAATATCTCGCCCAACTTCGGGCAGAAGGATTTGAGCATGTTTATTCTCCTGAATATCAAGCTCGTCTGAAGTTACGGCAAGATCAAGCTCCCCCTGGACAGAAAGGTTGGGAGAATCTTCGGGATTATATCGCACGTAAAGAGGCGGAACGAAAACAGCAAGAAATGCTTCTTGTATCGGACATGTTTGGTATCTAAAATGGGAAGGTTTGCTAGGGGAAAATATTCATATGGAATCGACGACCGGTCAGGCTGGAAGGTTCGCTACAAGGATCTTAAAACCGAGTGGACCGGTGTTCGCGTGGATAAGCGTATTTGGGAACCGAAGCACGAAAGCGTTACGCCGGTGCGTGTGGTACATGATCCGCAAAGTCTTCATGATCCGCGTCCTGATAGCGATACTGGCGCAACGTCATATCCAACGATGAACTACAGCGCGACGCAACCCGGCTATGCGACTTGGGGACCGACAACGCAGCTACATGAAGTATTGATGATGACCTTTGGAACAGGAACGGCCTAATGGCGCAAACTTGGACAAACGCGGCACTCACGACGGCGCTTCAGAACTGGTTGGAAAATACCAGCACGGACTATATCGACCGCATCCCGGAGGTGATCAGGCTGGCCGAAGATCGTATCTTCCGCGACACCAACCTCCGTATCTACAATTTCGTAGCATCCGGTACGCTGACGAGCGGAACCAATACGATTACGCTTCCAACGGATCTGGTTTCATTCCGTAGCGTTACCGTCACAACGAGCGACTTCAAGGAAAACCTGATCCAGAAGCACGAATCCTTCCTTAACGAATACTGGCCCAAAACTACGCTAACCGACAAACCTCTCTACTATGCCTTCATGAACGAAACGCAAGTTAAGGTCGCACCAACGCCCGATGCGGCTAGCAACTATAACATCGACTATAAGGCCCATCCAACCTCACTCACGGGCGCGACGGATGGGACGTGGATGTCCAATCACGCCGCCGATCTTCTGTTCTACGCGTGTATGGTAGAGAGTTGCTTGTTCCTACAGAAGTTTGGTATAGTTAAGGATCTCGACCAATGGGAAGAGAAGTACCAGAGAGCCTTAATTGGTGTACGGAAAGAACACGAACTGTTCTCCCATAACCAAGAATATCAACGCGGAGATAAATAATGCCTTCAAATTATACTAGCAATCTTGGTCTGGAAAAACAAGCTGACGGCGAGAACGACGGTACGTGGGGAACCAAGCGTAATACGGGCATCGACCAAACCGACGAAGCTATTTCTGGTATTGCCTCAGTTACTATTACTGCATCTGGTATCACGTTAGATCTTTCTGATGGTATAGCCGGGGAGAATGGGCGGCATCATACTCTCGATATCGGCGGAACACCGACCGGAACCCCGACTATGGTCGTTCCCAACATCGAGAAAACCTGGATAATGCGTAACGACTCGGGACGCCCAGTCTCAATTAAAACGGCAACAGGCTCAGCTATTACTCTTGCATCCGGCAAGGACGACATTATTCAGTGCGATGGTGCAAACACCGTCCGCCAAGCCCTTGCCGATTCCGTTTTTGGTCCCGGTCAAGCCCTTGAAACCTCAGATACACCAACTTTCGCTGGGATAGAACTGGGCCACGCGAGCGATACAACAATCGCAAGGGTATCTGCCGGTGAGATTTCTGTCGAGGGCGCACAGCTAGCCAAAGAGAGTACGGTAACAGCACTAGCAATTGCCTTGGGATAATATAGAAAGAGAGAGAGAAAGAGAGAGAGAGCAAAGTCATGGCTAACACCTTCAAACTAGTAACAAAGGCGAATGTGACCAGCCTAGATGTCATATATACTGTTGCCGCTAGTACAACCACCGTTGTTCTCGGGCTTATGCTGGGCAACACAACTGGGGCCGCAACAACTGCCACTGTGACATTGGGGTCTGATACTGCCGGGCGCTCAGGGAATAACGATGAGGCAAACCAGACGGTCGAACTGGTCACGAGCGTGCCTGTGCTTGGAAACGCAACCCTATCTATTATGGAGATAACGTGATGCGCTATATTGGGACAACTCCAAACCCTTACGGTGATACGCTCCTCACAGCTGACGCGGACGACCAGATAAATGTCAAGATCGCTGGTGCTGAGGATTTCAGGATAGCTGCCAATACACTAAGTGTGCTATCCGGCAGCACCCTCAATATTGACAGTGGCGCGACCATAGCGAATAGTGGGACTGTGACAGGGTTTGGCAGCGGTGTCGATACAAGCGGCACTCCAGCCGACAATCAACTGGCTATATTCACTGATGCGGATACCGTGGAGGGGGATG